GTAGTAGTTGTCGGTGCTACTGTTGTAGTGGTTGTCGGTGCTGTCGTAGTCGTTGTAGTTGATGTAGGTGTAGGTGGTGTAGCATCACCTCCTACTGTATACCACTGTGTAGTTGAGCTAGAAATAATTTGCAAAACTACTGATGGATTTAGTGTCAATGGGATATTTGCATAGTTTGAGTTTATTGAAGCGCCTGAATTTGGATACACTAAAACAGCATTTGCAGTTGAATTTACTAAAGTAATAGTTGCACCTGATACAATAGGTAATCTTACTCCCTGTCCCGCACCAGCAGTTCCTATTACATTAATAGCACTAGTAAGTAATACTGCTGTAGATTGATTTGTGCCATTAGCAATAATACCTGATTGTGTAGAAGCAGATAGTTGACCGGTTAATATTATATTACTGGCATTTAAATTACCACTAACTGTCAATGATGTTAATGTTCCTACACTAGTAATACTTGGTTGAGCAGCATTAGCTACACTTTGCGCTACTATTGATACCGCGGCTGGAGGAAAATAAAATCCACCTGCGCCATTTAAAATTAAATTACCGACAATTTGTAAATTAGCTTTTTCTGTGATAGTAGCAGCATTACCAAGTTTAACCACAGGTACAAGAGTAGTATATGAAATATTTGATGCACCAATATCTTGTAGTGCCGTAATCTTTATCCCTGATATTGTTGTCATATTATTATTCCAAATTAAGCAAACACAACGCCATTATTACCTATACAGAACCACTTACTAGCAACATATTGTAGTGTACATCCATCACCGATACTGTTAAAAGTAAGTGTACCTGTGCCACTTGACTTCCATCCAGCATTAGTAACTGTAATAGTCATATCTCCGCCATCGGCCACCATCATAAATGTTTTGATTTGTCCTGCAGTACCTGCAGCCAATGTAGCAGTACTAGCACCTGTTGTTGAAAAATAACTCGTTATTAAGTTTAAGCTTGCTGCGGTTGCGTTGGCTAAATTCTCACTGCCACTTAATAATAATTTACCAGCAATATTACCTGTAGTAGCTAATACTGTAGCAGTGGATAAATTACCAATGGAAGCAGTACCGTTAACATTTAAACTTCCGGCAGAAATTAAGTTACCACCAGTTATATTTCCTGTAGCTAATATTAATCCTGCGGTACCTAAGTTACCTACATTAGCATTACCTGTAGCTGATAGTGTTCCTGATGTTATTAAATTTCCACCAGTTATATTTCCTGTAGCTAATATTAATCCTGCGGTACCTAAGTTACCTACATTAGCATTACCTGTAGCTGATAGTGTTCCTGATGTTATTAAATTTCCACCTGTTATATTGCCTGTAGCTGTTACACGGGCTGTTGATGTTAAGTTAGCTCCTGTAATATTTCCGGTAGCTATAATTAGGCCACTTGTACCTAAGTTACCCACATTAGCATTACCGGTAGCAGAAAGTGCGCCTGCTGTTATTAAATTACCACCAGATATATTTCCTGTAGCTAATATTAATCCTGCGGTACCTAGATTGCCTACAGTAGTGTTACCAGTAATATCGGCAGTTCCTGTAATATTAGCACCTAAATCAGTAACTACCATGACATTACTAGTTCCATCTACGGAGATACTAACGTTGCCACTAGAAGCAAGTCTTACATTACTACTACCATTTTCGATAGCAGGAGATGATACTAATCCAGTTGTTATTAAATTAGCTCCAGTAATGTTACCTACGGCTGATATTAGTCCAGGAGTACTAAGATTTCCTACGTTAGCAGTTCCTGTTACTGATAATACACCTGCAGTTGTTAGATTTCCACCTACTATATTTGCTGCTACAATAATATTCCCCGGAGCATTAACATTACTGGTAACTGAATCAAAGGTGAAACCTGCAGTACCGGCGAAGTTACCATTTCCATCATTATATTGAATTTGAGTATTTGCCCCACCTGGAGTACCTGTACCAGGGGTAGAAGTACCAGCATTCCAAGTTAAATTGCCTGTGCCATCTGTTTGTAAAAAGTAACCGTTAGTACCGCCTGTAATTTTTACATTGGCTACACCACCTAGATTACTAGTTGCGCTTACATTTAAATTAGCTCCTATTAAATTGCCTGCTGTAACATTACCAACAACATTAGCATAACCACTTAAATTAATATTAGCCACGTTTGCTATATTTGCAGGTAAATCTACCCAAAGAACTTGTGATGATTGAGTGATAGAAGTATCTTGGCTGCCATTTGCATTTCTACCTATACTTAACGTACTGGTATGAACCTGTACACAGGCAATATTAGCTGTAATTAAAACAGCTCCTGTTGTAGGGCTAACTGTTAACCCAGGCTGTGGATTTCTATTAATAGAAGAAACTACACCAGCATTAAACAGTTCAGTAAAATTTAATTGGACTTTTTGAAATGCCGTTCTTATAGCATCTGAATTAGGATCATTTGGAAATCCACCGAAGTCAATATTGCGTTGCGCCATCTTTAGTTCACCTTATCTATTATTTATCAAATAGTATAACCAAAAAAATACCCAGCTTAAGCTGGGTATTTTTAACACTAATTAATTATCTGAGACCTGCTAATTTTTTCCAATCGTTGATAGATTCATTAGTAGTAGAATATCCCATGCGATCAGTTTGACCTGCGATTACAGGAATCGTTGTCTGACCAGTAGATTTTTGTTTGTTTAATCCACCAGAAATAACTTTAGTCATAAAGTCAATGTCAGCTTCAAAATCGTCATCTGCTGCATTAGCAAACGATTCTTCTAATTCCTCTTCTTCTCCACCGTATGTTTTACCATTACCACCATGAGAAACACCAATAGCCATATCTTCTTCAGCTTCGGTATGTTCATCGGCTGAAGTTTCGGCTTCTTCTGCCTTATCTGCGGCTGCTTCTGCTTCTGCACCAGCTTGAGCGTTTGCTGCATTTTCTTCAGCAGCATCTTCCGCTACTTCATAAGTCATTTGGTCTTCTGACTGAACTTCATCAACCATTTCTTTTGAACCACATGAATGGCCGGCTTCCATCATTCCACCACATTCATTACATTCTTCATGGCCGTGGCTTTCTTCATCTTCATAATCATCACTTGACTTAGCAGGACCTTGACCAGTCATTTTACGAATTAAGCTTAACATATCATCATGGTCATCAACAACCGCGATTTCAGCTTCATCTTCTTTGCTATTATCCATAACCTTATCAGCAGGCATAGATGAATGTGAACTTTCAGCATCGCCACCGAAAATACCTAAACCAGCTTGTTTAACAAATGCCAATAGCTTATCTGCTTCAGCATCAGTTGCATTTACGTTAACTGAGTTTGGAGCGCCTTGTTGACCTTGTGATATAGATACTGACACACCTTCATTTAATAGTGAATTTAGTTGTCTATCTAAACTTTCAAATGCCATTTCGTCAATGTCACTGGTGTCAGTAAATGTCTTTCCACCGAAAGAGAATTTACCACCTTTTGGAGTCTTGGCTAACATGCCAGTGAAAGCATTGCCTTCTTCCATACCATCTTCTGCCATACCTTTGATAGTATGGTCTGGACGACTGCGACCTGTTTCTTGATGTAGGTCTTTGAGTGCTTCAATAGCATCTTCTCTACTGTCTATCATATCATATCCACGGTCAGCACGATAGTGGAAGCAACCCCAATCATTACCGTCTTGGTAAATTTCTCCAACTGGCTTGCCATTTTTTGACTTGATTACTTCTGCGTTAGGGTAGACTGTATCACCTGATACTTCTATTAAATCAGATCCACCTTGAGTATATGACTGACCTAATCCTGCGCCAATAACTCCGCCAATTGGTCCACCTAACATTGTACCAAGTGCGCCGCCGCCTAACGTACCAAGAACACCTTCTTCCATACCACGAGCACCATAACTTGCCATTGTGTCTACAATGTCGCTATCAGATTCTTCGCCAACATAACCTACAATTGGTTGTTGACCATAGCACTCATCAAGACCACACTTGTACCCTTCATGATACATACGGGATTCTTCCATGTCATCATGACGGCAGCTATATGGCATCTTGCTTAGACCATGTGATTTACCTTCATGGTAAGCTGCATGTAAATGCTGGTCTCTACCTTCTTTTACCATTTTCTTTTTGCAATCACTAATCATTTTCTTTAATGCTGTTGCATCGCACTTTGGATGCATTTTTAAGATTTGAGCGACAGTTAAGCCATCTTTGCACATTTTTTTAACATGAGCCATAGTTGGTAATTTCTTCTCATCATACTCAATATCTTTAGTTACTTTACGACCAGCTCTTTCAGCTTTTTGATCTTCGGGTCCACGCTTTTTACCATGGATCTTGTCTTTGACTTTTTCATCATATTCAATATCTTTAGTAACTTTCTTACCAGCTTTTTCGGCGTGATTGTCACGGGTAACTGTTTTTTCTTCAGCTACCGTATCTTTACGAGTTTTTACAATTGATTTAGCACCGTCTTTTTTACTAGCGGCTAAACTATCATAATAACCTTTATCATAATGTTGCTTTTTACCCTCAAGAGTTAAAGGAGATATTGTACCACCATCAGGAGGAGGATCTGCTTCTTTAATAGCTCCCCACTTGCCTGATCCTTCTTGCTTAGCACGAATAGCAAAAGTTAACTCACTAAAATGACCACGTAAATCATGTGGAACTTTTTTACCTTGTTCTTTCATAGAAGCCATACGAGCCTTAACACTAGCTAATGATTTTTTAAGTTCTGCTACTGTCTTACCATCATACTTACCCTTTTCAGCAGGATTAGTTTTGATTGGTGGTTCAATTTTTTCTGCAATCTTTGTACCAGAGGTAGACATACCCGTAGTAGACATACCCGTAGTAGATGTACCTGAAGTCATACCTGATGAAGGTTGTGTGATTCCAACTACTGATAACTGCTTGTCTTTTGTAGCTTTGTCTAATGCTGCCTTTAATGCAGGATTATTTTTAACGTCAATTACAGTAGGTTGTGCTTTTTGTGAACCTGTTTGCATTCCAGGAACTAACGTTTGTGTTGGTGATAGACTAGCTTCATTCAATGCTTCATCAAGTCTTTCAAACCAATCTTTTAAACTCTTACTTTCTGTAACTTCTTTATCCTGAGGAGATTTATGTACCTTACCTTTTTTACCTGGCAATGTCTTGGGCGCTTTACCAATCATAATGCTTTGAAGGTCTTTTGCACCAGAGTATCTATCTTTAGTGTCTGCTTCTCCACCTGCTTTCTTAGGACGACCACGCCCACGTTTCTCTGCACCAGTAGGAGTATCATCATCAGGATCATGATCAGGATCACCTAACTCATCTGAAGTTTTTCCATACCTACCTATTTTACCAGCAACTGGTGTGCCTCTTTTCATGTGAGGTTTATCACTAAAATCACCAGTTTTACCTACACGGTATGATGGTGAATAGCTTGCTTCTTTACCTTCATTAAGTATTTCTTTACTTTGAAGTTGATCAATTGTTGAAAGTAGGTGTTTCATGTCCATGTTAATACGTCCTTAATAATTAAGCCATTGCGCCAGTTTTTGGCTTAGGTGGTCTTGTGATTTTTGACATCGGGCTTTGATCACCCAATTTCTTGTCATCTAAATATGGTTTAAATGGGTCAAATGCTGGAGGAGTTTTTTTACCAGCATATGGAATATCTACTTCATTGCCATCTTCCATTTGTTTTTTAATGCTATCTAAATAAGAATTGCCATATGCTTTGCTTGCTTCTTTACCATTATCTGCCATTTCTTCATGAGTAAGAAGTGGGCTTTCTTCCATTTGGTTAGCATATTTGTCATACTCATCAGTAATACTATCATCAAATTTAGTACTAATAACACGAACCATATTAACATTATAACCTAATAATTGAGCGATTTGCTGAATCATTGGTTCATTAGCTGGATATCTGAACTTAGCTTTAATAATAGTAACAGGTTCATTACTCAAATTAGGAAAACCATACGGATCTTTTTGTATAGGAGTTTTAACAGGATCGCTAACGTCAATAGGATCAAATTTGTTTAGATTGTATGTAAACATATCTAAAAAATTCTTATCTATCTCGCCGGCAATCTTGATAGTGTAATTGTAAGTTTTCACTGATTCGGCTATATATCGCTTTAAACTTTTCATCATAATTTCCTGTATCTAATATTTATCATTTATCCTCTGATTTTGAGGTGAACATTTTAAGTAATTCGTTTCTATCTAATGCTCGACCCTCACCTAACGGAGTTGCTTCGATTTCTTCATTTCTTGCGGCTTGTTTTTGATCCAATGCAGCTTTTTTAAGTTGCAATTCTATCATTTTTAATTTTTTATTTAATTTTGCTGTTTTAGCAGTAATAGCATGTCCCAACATTGTTCCAGCTACATTAAATATTTCGCTGCTAAATCTGCTATCAACTTGCATACCAAGATCCATTAAATCTTTATAACTAGATGTAGCTAAATCAGCTAAGCCGTCCATTTCAATGTCAGCGACTTCTAAACCTCTAACTTGAGGTAATGCATTTTCAATTTTTTCTAAATTAGTTATAGCGTCAGTAGTAACTTCTTGTGCGTAATCAGGAATAGGTTTGGCGAGTTCATTAACTTCGTCCAAAGGTAATTCAAATAATTCCTGTAATTTTTTTGTCATATTATTATTTAGTTAAGGTTGTTACCCAAAATGTATTTGTGAATATATTATTTTCTAAACAAATCGTCTTCGGTTACAACTCTAAAAGTATACCCTTGCTGCTTACAGTATGCAGAGCAGGCTGCCCATTTAGCATGATTTATAGCTACTACTATACGATCTTTAGCATTAGATACTTTATTTTCAATAATACTTTGTTTTTTTGGTTTAATTTCTACTACTTCTGCTACTTGTTTACCTTGTCTGTTTTTGTAGACTACAAAAAAATCAGGTACATATATAGTAGGTTTACCTGTTAATGGATGCTTATAAGGAATGCGTAATGCTTCGCTAGCCCAATATAGTATATTGTCATTAGAATCACAAAATGTCATAAATGTAAGTTCCCACCCTGAGCGGTATCTAGGGGAATGATTGCCTACATATTTTTTCGGATTTTTAGGGGTAAATATCCCCTGTGCCCATTTACCCATTTCATTGTACTATGTTTCTTGCTACAGGTTGAACGGGGCGAGGGACAACACCTACACCATATAAAGAAGTTTTGGATTTAAAACTGTTAAGATAATAACAAATGATTTTATTCATTTGTAATTTGTTTTCAGCACCTTGAATAGTATCTAATAGATCTAGCACGTTTATATCTGCTTCTTGTGCAATTCTAAAAAGAACTGCTGTGAAATTAGCGGCTATATTTTTAGTAGCACATACCCCTGAAAAATAACCATATACTATATCGTACTGATCGGCACCAACAATTAAATCAGTGGAATAAAAAGTATCAAAAATTCTTACAGTTTGATCTAATGAGGTTCTGTTATCTAATATTCTAGGCATTTTATTTATGGAAATTGTTTACTTGGGAACTTGGTTACCTGCATAACCAGGTCCACCCAGTTGAACGGGTTGTTGTCTCGCTCCGGTAGTAGGTGTTCCGGCAAGATTTAAGGGACCGGGTGATGCTGCATTAACAGGAATATCATACTGAGAGTTTCTAGTAATGTTTGCCTGATTATTTAATGAGTTTTGAAGACCGCCTAGTAATTCTTGTTTTGCAACCGTTTTCAAATTAACATTTTTAAATGTATTATATGCTGTACCTGCTTTCTGTATAGCGCCTAACAAGTTTCCACTTTGTACATCACTCAAGAAGCCTCCCGCTGCGTCTACTAATCCACCTTGACCTAATACAGTAGCATTGGCTCCAGGTTTACTAATTGGACTTAGAGTTCTGTCATATGTTGTACCAACACCAAATCCAGGGATGAGTTTATCAGGTTCAGCTCCACTCATTTTAATTTCATTATAAACCACTGTTTCATATTCTAATGTCATTGACATTTCCATAGTACCGGTACCTTGAGCATAATCATATGTATCGTGGCTAAATGAAGTAATTATAGGATTAATAAGTGTATAAGCAGCACCTTCGTGGCGGCTTAAACCATATATAGTAATATTTTTAAAAAAAGGAGATTTAGATGCATCAGGATTTGAAGGTGTGCTAGTTTCGCCGATATAGCCCCAATCTGCATTTCCAGTTATGGATGTAGAATAAGTTGTTTTGTCGTAATAATTAGCACTAGTAGGTGCCGACTGAGTTCCACCTCCACCTGTTTGAGTAGCTAGTGCTCCACCTCTTGCTCCTCTATAAAGAGCTCCTGCATTTTTACCATCTTTGTAATAATATGTATAATATGCTTTCCATAAATTTCTAATCAAATTCCCATTGTCATCATGAAATGTAATAGTAACTGGATCGTAATTAATTTTAGTTTGTACAATTCTTTTGCGATTGTACTGATTCATATTAGCAGTTGAAAAGGTGTAACCTGGTAGTTTTACTGTTTTAACTGCTAAACCAAAATTTGCCCCTGTGGAAAGGCTCTGATTATACGCACCGGCGTCTATATCAAAAAAGGTATGAAATAGATATTTAAATTTAGGACTATATTGATAAAAATTAGGCCTAAATGTTTTTGATGCGTGAGTATAATCTCTTAGATATTCGCTACCGAAAAATGCTCCGGTAGCGTCTTTTAATAGATTTTGAAAAAATCCTGCCATAAAGAGCTATTAAGTAGCTGCCCCTATACCTGTTACAGATGCTCCGGACAATATTCTTCCAATTGGTGCACCAACACCAGAAGCAAGAGGAGATTGAATTGCGTTATCATATCTAAGGGTAAGACCAATTGTTACAACATCACTTGTACCATAATTCAAGTTATTATAGTTTGCTGTTTGTAAGAAGCAACCATAAAGTTCCCAAGTTTCAAGAACCACCGGAGCAGATGCACCGTTACCACCATCTAATATTTCTATATTAGTTTGGAACTTGTAATCTTGCCCTGTTGCAGCACTAGCTTGTTCAACGAAATCTAATTGCTTCTGTAACTGTTGACCAACAGCTTTAGAAACGGTTCCGCTAGCATCATCTCTGACGTTTACTGTCATCGGTGACCATGAGTACTTACCTGCTAGATAAAGAGTAGAGTTATATACAGGAAGAACGATATCAGGAAATGTAACTTGAGGTCTTGAGCAATCAATAACCTGTTTTGTTAATTGTAAACCATTTACTGTATCTACACCAAAATTCAAAAATAATACTCTGAACCTAAATTGTAATTTTGGCATTAACAGACCTTGGTTACCGCCAGCATTATCACTAGCGACGGTCATATTAAAAAGCGATTGTGAGGCTGTTGCCATTTTTATTTCTCCTGTATATTTATTTATCTAAATTTTTTACTCTACTTTCTTACGCATTAGCTATTTCGCCCGTGTTTAGCACACGAACCGGAATATAAATGAATTCAGCAGCTTTCACTGGTTCAATTGCAACATCAACCCATAATTCGTTTCTGTCAATTCTTTCACGTGTATTATTAGATTCATCACAAATGACTATATAATCGTACAAGCCACGTTTAGCAACCAAATCAACCATTAGAGTTTGAACTACTCCTGCTATCTGCTGTCTAGTAAATGCATCGTTAGGTTCAAAGACAAACGGACGAGCCGCTATAGTCAATTGACGACGGATATAAGCAATCAATCTTGCAACGTTTGTTCTATCCAATGCACTTTGTGAGTCAAAGCTGGTCTTATTACCGTAGTTCAATAATCCATTGCCTGTAAAGAAGGTTAGAGGGTTAATGAAGTTCAAGTATAATACATCTCTAATACCAATTCTATTTTTGATAACTTGGAATTCACTTGTTTGTGCATCCAAATAACCAATGTTAGTTGCATTGTCAATAATACCACGTCTTGTACCTGCAGCAGCTAACCAAGGGTAAGCTAGCGTATCATTTCTTAAGAAAGTTCTCAACATCATATGTGATGGGGGAACAGCAACTAAGTTACCTGATAAATCACCAGTTATCCCACTTGGATAGAACAATCCTAAATAAGTATTACGAGTTACTAAACCTTCTTCACCTGTTGAAGTTGCGTCAGCAGCATTAGTTGCCCAAGCTTGAATATCTGTAGCTGAATCAGGTAATCTCATTGGAGTATCACCAATAATATAACTGGTTTCACCACGATCAACGTTCAATACAACCATGTTAGGTTGTAGCTCAGGATAGTAAGGACATGCTTGTAAGTTAAAGAAGTTATCTTCATCTCTAATAGCAAAGTTAGAGTCAATTGCTGCCCTTAATGCCTCAACAACCATAGCACGTTGAGCCTTTCTACCCATATAAGGTGCACCGTTAGACTGTAGACCACTTGCACTAACCCAAGCATCAGTCTCAGTAGGTAAAGTAGCTCCTGGGAAACTAGTACTGTTGAAGTAGTCAACATTAAACTGCTTAACGTTGTAGCCTGAACGTCTTGTATTAAACAACAACATTCCAATTGGAGATAGTGATGGATCCGGTGCATCTAAGTCAAGATAATTACTTGTTAACAAACTTGTGATTGATGGAATCGGATCATCTGTAGGACTTGTATTACCATTAGTTGCCCAACGTGCATCAGCAAATATAATTCCGGTTGGACTTGTACCATTAGCATTATCAATAGTTACCCATTGATCTTCACCATCAACTAATTGCCAACGTGAAATTACTGGATAAAGTTCTAAATTTTCTGTGCTTATCCAAAGATCACCATACTCTAAAGCTGTACCATCACTTTGAGTTGTAGGTGCTGTATTAGCAACGATAGGTCCATTTGGATCGGTAGCATTTACTACTGTAGGAGAAGGGAATCCACTAGAGCTATAACCTTGATTGCTATAACCTCTCCAAGCTCCATTATAGTTAATCATTATATCAACTTGATTTACCACGCTATAGAACCAATTAGTTCCATCAGGAGGAGCGATAGTAGGTGCTCCTTCATTAGGAATATATGTAAAATATCTCCAGTTACTTAACTGTGTTGAGTAAATTTGAGGAGCAGTTCCTGATTTATATGTAACTGCTGTAACTGCTCCGGTTAAAGATGCGACCGCTGTGACTGTTACTACTAAATCATTAGCAGTAGTAGATCCACCTAGTTGTATACCAGAGAATGTAACTGTATTGCCAACGGCATATCCTGTACCTGCTGTGTTAATTGCAATTGGATCTACATCGTACACCCCATAACTTCTTATTACGTCTATTCCTAGGCCTGTACCAGATCCACTAGTAGAAGTTTGGGTAATGCTAAATGTTTGATAGTCTGATGGACCATATTTGCATCCATTAGTAGTACCACTAACCAAACCTGCCTCAGTACACAACCCATATGACACACCTTGACCAGCGCCAGCTGTACCCACAGTAAATGTAAGATCATTTGCAGGTGATGCACCACCTAATGCTGTTCCTAAAATCTTCATTGAGTTACCAACTGCATATCCTCCACCAGTAGTAGTAATTGTTATTACTGTGTTAGAACTGGAATAAGTTGTACCTCCACCTGTTTTAGTTACAGTAGCTATAGCTCCTGATCCACTACCTGAGACTGTAGTAACAGCTACACCAGTGTATGTAGCAGCAGCACTGACACTAGTTCCTGCGATACTTCCAGCAGAGGCTGTTAACAATCTACCATTAGTATCTGTTGTGCGAGTATCATTGATAATGATTTCACCACCTTCTGTGTGAATCAATTGAATTGCGCCATCTGTTGTTACAAGAGCAGAAGTGTATGGAATACCAGCAGCAGTCCAAGCTGTTACAAAATCAATTGCATCTGTGTTGTCTGCTAAACTTACTGTATAATCACTTGATAATGCGCTACTACCTGGAATCGACACATTTACAGTAAAAGTATAAGGACCGTTTGTAAATGTAGGGTTAATTACTGTACCGGTAACTACCGTAGGACCAGTAGCATATCTTTCCCATAAGTATACCGGGCCATAATTATATTCACTATTAAATGCATATTGTCCGTAAACTGTACCAATTGGAATTACTTGTCCACCAGTGGAATCACTACTTGCAGTAGCCTCCCAATCTGCTGTTGCTAACCCTACTGTTTTTACACCCCAAGTACCAGTTGTAGTGCTAAATTGCGAAACTACTGGATATAATCCACCACCGACATTGCCAACTTTAATGAATACTGATCCAGTAGGAGCCGGGTATGTTTGACCCGCATACCATAATGGTTGTTGTGCTGCTGTACCATATTCAAATTGAGGTTGATTATATGTACCTGCATCGATACCTACATCATCTAATACGGTGTCTGTACCATTAGCAACAATTTCAATATTATACGGTAACACATTGTTACCACCTGTTTGTTTAGAGAAAATACATAGCTTACCACTTCTAACAGAAGCAGAAATATAAGTTATTAATTTAGAATTAATTACATTGGCTATCCCTTGAACATTGTTATTAGGGGAGACAGGTACTTCTACTTCAAGAGAAAAATCTCCATTAACAACAATATAAAATATATCTCCAGCGGTCAAGGTTGGATTAGAATTTGTACCTTGAACTGTTGGCCAATTTCCTAACCAAGCTGCTTCACCAACAGATACCCAAACATTTGATAAAGTTTTATAAAAGTACTGAGATGCAGTAGGAGATGAAGGAAATGTTGTTGTTTGTATGGCATTAACAGCATAGTCACCTATGTTACCAATGCTAGAAACAGGTACTCCACCGCTTATATTAGCTGAATCAGTAATTATAATAGGAATTTTAGTTACAAATTGACCAGTAGTGTAGTTAAATTCAGAGATACCCCAAGTTGTATTAGTAGTATCTAACCACCATGTTCCATTTGCTGGTGCACCAACTGGTCTACCTGTTTGACCAATTAAACTAGCTAAGTCAATATCGGCTCGTAATATATAGCAACGATTTGTTACACCTAATAATGAATATGCAGCTAACAAGCCATATTCGTTTAATTCGTAACCCTGAATAGGTGTACCAGCAGTTGTTGTATAAAAGAAAGGCGTACCATATAAAGATACCAAGTCTCTTTGGCTAGTAACTTGATACAATTTATTTGCATTTGCGGCTGTAGTTGCAGGCGCAACTGCTGTTCCACTAGCATCTGCTTTATTTTGTGCAGTTGCTAATAGAATAAACGGAACTGAATTTACTGCGGCAGGTAAATATTGACTTTGGTCAATGATTGTTACTTCTACGCCTGGACTAACTAATGCCATTTTCTTTTTCCTTATTGTAAAATTTTGAGGCTTACCACCTGATTGTATACTCTTATTTATGAAATAAATAAAAAAAGGCGGTATTACCGTGCCTTCGAAGGTTGTGCTAAATATATATATGGATATATTACGCCCTATATGCAAAGAGTGCAATAAAAACGTTTGCGCGATAAATTACAAACGCAATGGTATAACCCATTACCGCAGTATATGCGACGAATGCGGTAGTACTAAAAAGAAATTAAAACCTAGGAAACCAAAATGGATGGCTAGTGGTTACAAAAAGAAAAAACAATGTGACTTGTGTGGGTTTCATAGTATACTTCCAACACAAATCATAGTCTACCATATAGATGGTAGTTTAGAAAATACGGGATATAGTAATCTACGCAGTATTTGCCTTAACTGCATAGAAGTCGTAAAAAACCAAAAGGTAAATTGGACTAGAGGGGATTTAAAGGTTGATTATTGATTCAATCTTTTTATGAAGTCCATCTATTGTGCCATCATTAGCAATAACATAGTCATACTCTAATCCAACACTGCTGTATTCGCTAGCATGGATACCCAATTGTTCAAGATGGTTCCTCCCAAGAGCCCAGCCTAAATTACCGTTTTCACCTTTATTAAAGTTTATAGCATGTGAATACCATTCTGGGTTTGGACCCCTTTCAACTCTAATAGTAATTCCACCGGCATTTTTAATAGCCCCAATTTCATTGAAAAATCTACAATCAGTGATGACGATATTATCTGTAGAGTTTCTTAATTTGTTTTCTACTGATGCTACCCAAATATCCGTATGAAATGCATCACGACAAACGTCTGTTCCCCAATATTGTAGAATCCATCTAGGGGTAAGATGAGGGATACCTAAACGTTCTGCCCACCAATGATCAACCTGTTCACGCCATTCCCTACTAGACTTAGTAGTACCCTCTAGCATTTCACGATCCCAATTAAACACTGATGCTACAGCATCTTTTAGAGAAGCGGCAAAACTTAATCTTTTAAAATCATGAAATGTAGTTAGATAGTCTGCTATAGTGTCCTTGCCAGAATTTATTAATCCGGTGATACCGATGATCATATGGTAAGCTCCTGTAAGATATATTATATTACAGGAGCTTTACAAAATAAAGTATTTAGGTTAGCCTTGCACCCATGTCAATGGTTGCGAATAGTCCACATAACGTTTTAATTCATCAATTAATTGTTCCATTGCAGCCTTACCTTCAGCTTTCATAGCAGTACCATTTAATTGTGTTCCACCACCTGGACCAACAATGGTTCCAAATTTCTCACGTGCCTCACCTATAATTGTCTTAAGATTAGCTAACACAAAGTCACCAATCCAAACACCAGCACCTGGATCTTGTAGCAATACTTCTTCTGTTCTTTGAACATCCGCCCAAATAAGAATACGCTCACCAGTACCTTTAAAATCTCTCACTACACGCAATACTTTTGTTACTGGATCAAATGTATATGTAACATATCCACCGAACATTCTTGCTGCTAATTCAACATAACCAGCATAGAAATCATATGTTGCCATACCACCTGTATAGTTGTAATTCAATAAGTAAGTATTAAGAATAGCACTTGAAAAAGGATCAAATGCTGTAGAACTAGGCCCAGTTTCTAAGCCAACCGTTCTTCTGAATAAACAACGAACATTAATAAATTCTTGTGGTAATGTATAAGTGTCAATGTTCTTAATAACCGTCATTAAAGTATAGGATTCAGCAGTGGCATTTTGCGCCCGTTGTCTATAAATTTTAATGGCATAATTGTATGCAGCCTCATAATGTTGAGGATCAAGTTCTAAATCAATGATACCTTGACCCAATCTAAGACTAACGTTATTAAATAATGCTTGTTTTAATTGATCTAATGTTAATCCAGATGGGGTACTTAAAACACTTGCAACTGGTCCTATGCTCATAATGATTACCTGATAATAACTATATTTATCAAGCAATCATTAATGTTACAAATCTCCTTCTTTACGATTCTCGCTATAAAAGGGATCAAAGTCTCCACCGGGATATCTTGCTTTTAACTTAGTAACGTTTTCAGAAATAACATCATTAGGATCCAATTCAAGTGCCCTACAGGCATTGGTCCAATACCATAAAATATCTCCCAATTCCCTCTTCATATGAAATTTGGTTTCTTCAGTAAGAGATTTACCTTGAAAAAACAGTTTTTTAACAATTTCTTGGAACTCTCCTGATTCACTACCCAATCCAATTGCAGAAGTTAGTAATAGAGGGACATTAATTGTTGGACCCTTTTCTTCAAGTTTATCATCCCACATTCCATCTAGGTAATCTAAACGATTGATAAATGATGCTAAATCGTTACTATCTCGGCTAGTTACAGCCTCTACAAATTCGCTATACTTGTTTAAGTCAATTTGCTTTGTCATATTAAAATGCCTTTAAAATAATAAGATTTTCATTGAATCTACCATTTGGGGTAGTAGCCACCGCTTTAATCTCTTTGAAGTATTTACGTGCGGCCGGCTTACTACCCATAATTTCTTTCAATTGTTCAGCGGGTTTACGTAGTGTTTTCATCTCACTATTACGAGTATCAAAACCCAAAATAGTATTACCTTTAACTGTAAACGTTTTGCTATACTCATCAGCCACATAATGATGAAGCTTACGCTTTGCAGTATCATAAACCCAACATTCGCTTGCACCATGAAGTTTAGTAGGATGAATACTAGTCAAGTCTAGTTTAAGGGCTTCATCTTTAAAAGACCTGAGGTACTTTAGTTTTGAAACTTGTTTCTCTACTGAAACAGGTTTACGTGCCCTAGGTGCTCTAGTAGTCTTTTTAACAGAGATGTAACTATTCAATTCACTAAGCACTTGCTCGATGAATTTGATGATATTTTTGATTTGAGTTTTAGTCAAGAAAGCATAACCTTGAGCTAAGTCGCTATCTTTGCCTTCTAGAACCAATGAAAACTCTACTAGTTTCTTTTTCCAAACATCGCTAATGATACTGATATGTTGAGATAGAATATTTTTCTTTTTTACTTCATCAATGATTTTAAAACTATGGCTAGCTTTTGCACCATCTTTAATGTATTCATCAAAAATACCTTCAAGCTCCCCTGCTACTTCAGAGGCTTTTTCCCGCATAATTTCTTGTACATTAGGACGATTAGTAGGGGTTTCTTTAACCTCTTCTTTTGCAACTGAGGTCATACTTGCTTTAGCAAGTTTAGGATTTGTGAATGTTTCTGTCAACCGAGTAAGTTCATTGTTTACTTTCGTTTGCTCTTCGGTAGTCAATACTAGCCCACGCATATTCATGCGAGCCAACCAGCATAGAGACATTGCAATTTCGCTATCTTCCACTTTACGCAAAAGTTTACCTTGTTCAGGATTGCCTTTAAATTCGGTATATTGAATCAGCAATTCTTTAGCATCCTTTCGTCCAAAGAATCGGCTGTACCAACGAAGACCGTTCGATAGTGCTGAGGTTCGACCTTCAACTGTAGGTTGCTCTTTAAACTCGGGTTCGGTTCCGTAATATTTCGAATCCTCATCCTTAGGATTAAGGGTTTTCACAACAAACTGGGGCGCTGATTTTCGGCTCATACTAACTCCGTTAACTTGATTATTTCTTATTTTACACTAGCTTGGCATTTCTGTCAAGCCTCTGATATTTAGTTGTACAGAAACAACAGATAAATACTGTATGCCCCGCTTATCACTTTACCATACCACAAAATCCAACGATTATCGTTTTTTTGATAGGAATATATCCGAACAATTTACTGCGGGTGGAACTGATTTATACATTCATAAGTATTTAGGTCCTACAGATCAAGGTCCATCAATTGATTATACCCAACCTCAGTATGATGCATTAAACCCTAATAATATACAAGATTTGTTATTCTTAGAAAACAGAGATAGAACTTACGATACTAGTATATATAGGTTACGTGGACATTACAGTGTACAAAACTTAGATTTTGATTTAAGTCAATTTGGTTTATTTTTAAACAATGACATTATCTTTATTACGGTACATTACAATGACATGATTGAAATTGTAGGTCGTAAATTAATGGTCGGGGATGTATTAGAATTACCACACTTATTAGATTATAATCCTCTTAGAGAAACAATACCAACTGCACTTAAAAGATTTTATCAAATCACTGACAGTAACTATGCAAGTGAAGGGTTTTCTCCAACTTGGTATCCGCATTTATGGAGAATCAAATGCGAACCACTAGTAGATAGTGAAGAATTTTCACAAATATTAACTGAACCAATTAATCAGGATAATTATTTAGGACTATGGGATAAAGATAGAACATATCCGCCGGGATATGTAATTACATATGGTGATAAAAATTATATATCTACAAAAGAAGTACCAATCGGAGTTAACCCTCCTGATCCAAATTATTGGGAATTAGATTTGTCAAGAAACCTAAAAGATATATTAGCAACTTATAATAGAAACATTGAGATTAATAATGCCAATCTTAATGAAGCAGCTAGAATTGTACCATTATCAGGCTATGATACAAGTAATTTTTATATAGTTCCTACATACGGTGTATATGACACGAATACGCAATTATCAGGTAAATATAATCAGCCGGCTCCTCCTGTAGGAGTGTTAGTACCCACATCTACTGGTTCTACTGTTGCAACAGGCACAGTTTCACTTATGACAAGTGCTCAGTATAAAAATCCAAGTCCAGTAATTAGAATTAAAAAAGATGTAGTACAAAGTATTTGGGATATGACAGTTGATATGGCTCCCGAAGTATCTCCGATTGATAAATTTATGCAAGTTAATCTACAATTAGTAGAAATTGCACCTGAAGTAATAGGTTCAGGTTCGGGGGCAGTTCAAGGAGATATGGTATTATCTGCTACATCAACAGGTATGATAATAGGACCATATGGTACTGCTGATAACACTTATGCGACGGCTGATCAAGACCCTGAATTACCCGGGTTTACAGGCACAGTCTCGCAACAAATGGATTTCCGTGCTGATTGTGATCCTAGATTTCAATTCATTGCTAGATCAACTCCGAGATCATTTGGGTATAGTATTGGTTATATGACTGGAGATGGTTCTGCACCAAATGGAATATCAACTGGTATTACTAATACTCCACCATTATACCCATTACCTGAAAACTCAGTCGGGGCGGTCCAAGCTGCTAATATGGCAGCTACTGCAAATGACGCTTTAGGCGCAGTGGGTGTATCAAATACTAATGCATCTCCAACTGGATCAGGAATTTCATTTCCGCAAAATCCACAAGTCGGAGATTATTTTTTACGTATAGATTATTTACCTCAGATATTATATCGTTGGAGTGGTAAAATATGGGTAAGAATTTCTAGTAATGTAAGAACAGACACCGGATTTACTGAAGATGATAAATCATTATTATCAGGATTTATTAATGATAGTACTGTATTCTTGTCTACTACAGGTACTGTTATTCCTCAAAAACAAGCCCTATCTACTATATTGCAAATTGCCCCTGACCCACTACCACCAAAAGTTTAATACATGGCACAATTTTTCTACGATCAGCAAATACGAAGATTTTTAATTCAATTTGCAAAAATTTTCAGTTCATGGTATGTTACTAAGGGGAAAGATCCTTCAGGAAATCCTATACTAGTTAGAGTCCCTATTATGTATGGTGATAGCAGTAGACAAGCCGCTACTATCATTGCTGATAATAGTGCAAGTAATTTACCATCTGCACCATTAATAACATACTATATATCTGGATTGGAATATAATCAAAGATGGACTCAAGATCCTACATTTGTTGATAAAATAAACGTAAGACAAAGAGCATATAATTCAGAAACTCAAAGTTATGATTCTACTCAAGGGCAAGCATTTACAGTTGAAAGAATAATGCCAGTTCCATATACATTACGAATTAATGTAGATTTTTGGACTACTAATTACAATCAAAAATTAGAATTGTTAGAACAATTGGGTACACTGTTTAATCCAGCACTAGAGATTCAAAGTACAGACAATTATATTGATTGGACATCGTTGAGTGCAGTATTTCAAGATGGATTAACTTTCTCTAGTAGATCAATTCCACAAGGAACTAATAATCCAATAGATGTAATGACTTGGAAATTTTACATGCCGGTGTGGCTAACTCCGCCTGCTAAGTTGAAGAAAATGGGTGTTATACATAAGATCATTGCTTCAATTTATACGGGCGCTGCATTAGAAGATATGCAAAATGACGAGTTCTTATTAGGGACCAGACAAAAAATTACGCCATATGGTTACAAAGTTCTATTAATAAACAATACATTACAAATACTACCTGCTAATCAACCATTTAATCCTCCTAATAGTGATTTAGACAATCCAACAAATCCAAATACTTCATTGTATTGGTCAAGTTTATTAAATGTCTACGGTACGGTAAGACCTGGCATATCACAAATATGGTTACAAAATCCATATATGTCAACTGACATAGTTGGTACTATTGTACCTGATCCACTTGATGATAGGTTACTAATTTATAATATCGATCCAGACACACTTCCGCAAAATACGTTAGATCCTGTTTATAGTGTAGTTAACCCTCTTACTTCAGGACCAAATGCAGGCTTACCAGGTCCTATTAATGGTGTTAGGTATTTAATTGTCGAAGATATTGGTGCACCGGGTAGTAGTACAGTAGCTTGGGGAAATTTAGTAGCAGCGGCTAATGACATTATTGAATATAGTTCTAGTTTAGGTCAATGGTATGTATCTTTTGATAGTAATACTTCTACTACAGTAGAATACGTTACAAATCTTACAACAAATATTCAGTATAGATACATTAATGGAGCTTGGATGAAATCAGTAGATGGATGGTATGATCAAGGTGACTATTCTATAGTAATATGAACCAATCAGCAGGTGTATTTTTCTATTGTTCAAGTACTGACAGATTCTTTTATCTTCTTAGAACAGATCCTAAAAATTTAGGTAACTGGGGTATACCCGGTGGCAAAATTGAAGAAAGTGAAACTCTATTAGAAGGTTTAGAACGTGAATGTTTAGAAGAGATTAACTACTTTCCTGAAAACATTAAACTGATTCCAATACAAAAATTCGTAAACAAAGCCTTTACTTATCACACATTTTTTTGTTCAGTAACAGAAGAATTTATTCCTATACTAAACGAAGAACATTGTGGATATGCTTGGGTCGGAGGAAATCAATATCCTAAACCATTACATCCTGGATTATTTAGTACGGTTAATTTTGATATTGTACAATCAAAATTATATGCACTTACGAAAAGAGAGACCTAAGTCTCTCTTTTTTATTTCAGCAATTTTGCTAAAGAATCGAATCCAATAGATCCAATAACAACGCCGGCGCCCATTAACATCCATCTCCATTTCTCTAAAGCAGTGACCTTTTCAGATAATGTTTTATGAGACTTCTCGTTAGACTCTTGCAATTCTTTAATTAAACGCTGAGTTTCCTCAGCGTTTAAATGAACGCAATCATGCACTTCCTTCAAGCTCTCCTTAATGTCATTGATTTTTGTTTCAATGTTATTAACTTGAACTTGAAGCACAGCGATTTCAGTCTCAACTTGCTGCGCTTTAGTCATTTTTATAATAGCCATTATGCGTTAGCTATGGTTACGATTGGACCAATTGCACCGGCGATAGACACCGTACCTGTACCAGAGCCAACACCGGTTGCAGTGAAGATTGCTCCTACAGATGCATTATTTGCACCTACTGCCGCCCAGTCAGTATCACCAAGTGATACAATAACATAAGCTACTCCGACAACAAACGATCCAGCAGTTACGGTAGTTACCGCACTATTGAATGTTGCAATTACTGGAGCTGTGTTGATATATCCCAAGTTACCAGTTGGTTGTCCGGCAGATACAATATTAGCTGTTGCAATAGGACTAGAACTAGCAGTAAACAATCCTGCATTGTGATCAGAAAGATACTGAACTGTTTGAGTGGTTGAGTTAGCATATGTAGCAAGAATACGCATAGAATTTGGTGTCAATGCTGTATTTGCAACGTTTGCTGTTAAACATTGTGCTGTTAAACCAGTTGTTCCGCCTTTTACTAAGTACTTTTGCTTACCTTTTTGACGTACAATGTAACCAGCTTCATCATTTGCATAAACGAATGGTACATTTGCATAAGAAGTGGCAGCAGTAGTTGATAATATCACACGATCTTGTACAGCATAAGAAGTGGCATTTTGATTCGTTAATGGAACGTTAGCACCACCTACATAGGAAGATACGCTGAATGCGGCCGCGTTGGAAATTGTATTAACAAAGTATGTTGTGCCAGCTGCCAAACCACCGATGTTAGCTGTCAATACAACTGGTTTACTTGCGAACAATGTTTGAGCATTGCCAACTGTTGTTAAGAAATTACCTGTAGCAGTAGCATTGGAAATTTCAATATTTGCATATCCCGAAAGTGTAGCAGCAAATCCTAAATTAACATAATCAGTAGAACCATTGATGTTGGCAACTCCTACTTGAATTGCAGAACCTACAGATAATGTGTTAGCAAGATCAGTACCAACACCAAATACGGTTGCGTTACCACTAGTAGAATATAGAGTACCGGTGCCATTGATACCGATAGCAACTTGTGCTAGTACTTGTGGTCCAATAATAGCTGTATTACCACCAACTACAGAATATGTATTACTGTTTGTTGTCGGAAAACCAGTGCCACCTAATGGATTGTTGAAGTAAGCATCAACCACATTAAATGATGCGCTAACCGTGCCACCTGTTGAATTAGTTAATGTAGCCATTACACGTGGTTGAACACTTAGTTGAGTTGTTGAAACGCTGAATGTGGTATTTGATAAAATAGTATCAACATAATATATTGTGTTAGCTACTAAACCACTGATACTTGATGCAGGTACAAATGACATACCAGATGTTACACCGACTGTGGGTGAAGTTGTTAAATTTCCACCTGATATTGTAACGACACTACCTGCTGTTGCTGTGTCAGTAATTGTTAAGACTGTTTGAGCCTTTGCGATTTTTAAAGGGCGTCCCATTTGATTTCTCCTAATATGGGTTGCGGGTTCTAACCGCCGTTAATGAGTTATCATTACGAAGCACCGTATTGTGCTATGTAAATATATTTATCATTTTACCAAAAAATGAACAACATGCATAAATTTACAAGAGAAAAAGTGAGAGTTAACTTATCTGACCCTACAATCTATGAATTTTATCATATTACCGGTCTTATTGAGAACTGTACTAGGACTAAATTAATAGAAAAATATAATCTCCCGAGTGGACACATATCTAATATGATCCACGAGAGACACCGTATGGTAAAAGGATGGCGAGTAAAAGAATAATTATTCTGTACCGGTAACCGCGTGAGGCATACCTAATTCAGTAATACTGAATTCAGTTCCTGCACCGCCACCTGTTGTAAGAAATGCTACTACATTACCTTGACCACAATAAACAGTATTAAACTGGGATTGGTGTGGGAAAATTTGTGACTGTTGTGTGGCGATTGCGTAGGGAACTCCTGCATTATTGAAAGTGTATGCAACATTTGACAGTGCTACTCCTGCATTAGCAGTTAATGTTAAGCTAGTAGCGTTTGCAATACTTGACACTATTCCAACTGTTGTTCCGGTTGTATTACCTATCCAAGCACCAACTTCAAGTTGAGTGTTAAATGCTGTTCCAACTCCAGTAACTGTTACACTGTTAGTTGCTGCCGTTGCTGTACCAGTACCAGCTACTCTAGGATAACCGGTAACAGCATGAATACCAGTGCCAGTAGTTGATATTCTAATCTTGTCAGTAGCAATGTTAGCTGATTGTTGTGATACTAAATTTCCCGTATATACATATGATGCCATTTTGTTTTTCCTATTATAATCTTCCGACTGCGACTTCAATGACGCCTTCGATTCCGTCAAAGTTTTCTAATGCTTTACCTATCACTGTCCCTATGATAGGTGTAGGACTAGGTTTTGCATAACCTTCACCACCACTAATAAGCATATCTCCTTTCTTAATAGCGCCGCGGACTTTTGTAGGAACGCGTCCTTGGAGAGCCAATGCTACAATGTGTTCACCTTCACACGAAGAATTCATTACATAAGCAGGATCTGTACTAACTACACCTGCTACGCGCGGTGTGCTGTCTTCAGCTATAGTTACTTCAAATTCTCCACCAAATTCTAATACTGTGCCTGGTTCATAATCAAAATCAGCGACATAATACTCAGCTAAGTCAGCATAAGTAGCTTCTAATCTAGATCCCGAAGTTAATGTCCAATTACCTGTTATTGTCCCTGCTGTTCCACTAGCGCCTGTTGTTATTACAGTAGTAATAAGGTTACCAACGTTAGCATTACCTGTGATATTAGTATTACCTGCGACATTAGCATTACCACCGACATACATAGAATTAGTTATGTTAACTATACCAGAAGCAGTAAGTGTAATATTATCGGTAGATTCATTACCAACAGAAATCAGTAACTCAGTTTGCTCACCTGTCACTGCATAATATTGAATCTTAGCTATGTCTCCTGTACCACCGCCGGGATCAGCGGGAAATATTATACCAGTTGTGCTAGAATTACCTGTACTAGGAGCCAAGTATCCTAATACAGTAGTATTACCATTGACTACTAAATTATTTTTAATTGTAGTATTACCTGCATTGGTATTACCAATATTAATATTAGATGCATCACCACCAAAATTAATTGTTGTGGCATTAGCGTTGGCTAGATTAAATGTACTTGTACTTACTGTTAAATTACCACCATCAATGTTAACATTGCCATTAACATCTAAGTTATTGAGAACGTTAGTAACGCCTATACTAGCTCCAATATTAACCGCTGTTCCGCTAGCAGCAATATTAACTGTAGTAGATGTAGGTAATAAATTAAAGTTTGCCGAGGTAGAAGTTATGGAACCTCCGTTAATTGCTGCATTAGCTGATGCAACAAAATTAATACCATACACATTTCCAAGTATAAAATTACCATAACTATTTACAGAAACTATTTCATTCGTAATTGTTACATCAGTAGCCGCTAAAAAGTTTCCAGTACTGTTTTGAAATCCAATAAAAGCAGCTTTTTCTGAAGTTGTGTAATACCAAAGTTGTTCACCACGATCTTTTCCGTCATTTCCTGTTAGTGGTGTATTATTAGGTCCTCTACCCAATGATATAATAGGATCTTCAACATTTAATGTAGTAACGTTAATTGATGTTGTATTACCATTAACTACTAAATCCCCATCAATTTGAGCATTACCTGTAACTAATAAATTACTAACATTTGCATTTCCAGTTAATGTTAAATTACTAGTAAGGTAATCATATGTAAAATTTAAATTACCATCTAATTGTCCAGTAAGGTTATATTGAACTGTAGTGTTTGATCCACCGGCTGCTCCGTTACTGGCACCTCCGCTGACAGAAGAAATAATTCTTCCACCTGTTACATAAACACCACACGAGCCTGAAGCAGTAGTAAGTGGTACTGGAGTACCTCCTATTGCGGTAGTAATAACCATTGCAGTTGGAGTTGGAACTGCTTGAACATAATAAATTATATTTGCAGTTATATTACCAAATGTATTTCCTGTGAATACTACAGGAGCATTAATTGTAAATGGTACTGAATTAGCTACTGTTATGTAATTAGTGCCTGCTGTTGTAGCAGTTACATTAGCGAATGGAAATTTACCATAGCTTGTTGAATTAATACCGGAAGTTAAATATCTATCAGCATACAATGCAAGTGTATTTGCTGTTAAAACATTTGCATAATAAGTATTACCATTTAACTCAGTCATCCCTGTTACGTTAGTGATCGTTATTTGAGCTCCACTAGTAAAAAAATTATTATCTGCGGTAGTAACAACAGCCGGATTTGATTGAGTAACGTTTTGAATAGTAGCAATAATTGCAGTAGTAGGTGCCCAAGATAAATTACCGGTTCCATCTGTTATCAGTGAATAGTTTTCTTGACCACCTGTAAGTTTAACATCAGCGGCATTGCCCAATGTTATTAAACCACCTAGATTTCCACCACGATTAGTCCATTCAGTTCCAGTAAAGGTCAATACTTGTCCGTTAGCTACATTAGCACAGTCAATATTTAAATTACTTTGGCATGCTCCTTCAATTTGACTAAAGCTGATATTTGAATAAGATGTAAGTATCTCTATGTTTTCAGTGGGTGATTCTTTACCTATATAAAGTTTTTTTACATCAGATGCAAAACCAAATTCTGCTTCGTCAAGTTGAGGTAAATCAACGATATTACCTGAACGCTGCTGTATTTTTGAGATTTGTATTATGGCCATAATTGTGATTAGTTAATGTATCACAATTATTTATCTTAATACCTTGATGACAGTTAAATGAACTTCATATAATATTGTTCTACTCGCTTGAACCACAAATCAGAATATTTGTCAAATTCACTGCCTTCTACAATGAATTCTTGGTATTGATTGTCTTGGCTACACATAAACACAACACCTTTACGGATTTTAGTTCCATATAGTTCGTCATGTGCTGCGGCATAAGCGGCTAATTGAATGAAATAATCATCAATCCATTCACGTTTTTTAGGCTTATTAGTTTGTTTATGATCCATAATAGCCTCGCTACCTTCATGTAGGCCCACTAAGTCAGTAGTACCTGCATATATTTTTGGATAGTATAAGGAAACCTCTGTGCCCCAAAACTCGTTACACTTTACTAATCCTTGGCTAATGATACTATGAGCCATTTGATGGCTTTGTAAACTATATGGATTACTACCTGGTTCTCCAGTAGCACCTGTTTTTATATAGTTTTCTAACCATTTGTGCATTCTAGTACCTCGACTTGCAGCCTCAGTAGTAATAGCTTGAGCTTGTTTATGCCCTACTCTATTTCTCCAATTTTGCAAAGCCTGTTTGGATTCTTCAGTCTTAGTTGCATCTAATATAGTTGTAACACTAGGGAGTTTTTCACCATCTGGAGTAGCATACTTACGACTACCATCTACAGTGGCCCTATCAAGGGCAGTATATTTAAATTTTTCTACTATCATATTCTGAAACTTTCGCCGCAACCGCAACGGTCTTTTTCCTGCGGGTTAATAAATTCAAAACCTTCATTTAGTCCTTTTTTTACCCAATCCATTTCTAATCCTTGCAAATAAGGAACATGTTTTGGATCTACATATATATGTGCTCCGTTGATTTCAAATATAGCGTAAGTTTGATCTATCTGGTCAACAAATTCTAAGGTATAGGCAAGACCAGAACAACCGGTCGTTTTTACTCCGATTTTAATTCCTAACCCTTTACCTCTTTGTTCTAATTGTTGTTTTATTTTGGTAGCGGCTATTTCAGTAGCTGTTATCATTTAAGTGTATTTTTAGCCATTTGAGCGACTATCTTTTTTTGATCGTCTGGAGTAGTAGATTCTATATCAGGTGTTTCACCAGCTTGCCCTTTAAACACTACTTTTTCACCTTGAATATTTGAAATTACATTTTTTAGTGGAGGTTTTTTAATCATTTTGTACAAATCAGTTTTGTCTATAATTATATCATACTTTCTAAAGTAATTCAATAGCTGATCCACAGTCCATTCAGATTTGATTTTACCATTGTCTAAATCAGTTTTAAGCTGGTCAACAACGGTAACTAATCTAGTAATCTTTGGACTGGGTTCCGCAATTTCGGACAGAAACATTAATTATCTCTTTAGTCTGCCGGCACCACCAACTGGCTGTGGTTCAGGTTGTTCAGCGGGAACTTCCGTAGTATCTATACTAATATCTTGAACTTCCTCTTCAGGTGGACCCATTTCAGGTGGGGTATCCATAGCAAATGCATCCGCATTGCCCTGACCAGTAAGTGTATTTAAGGCATCATTTAATGTTGCTCTAGATTGTTGAATTGAACTACTTAACGATGTTAGTGCTTCCGTTGCTTGCGTATTAAACTGTGTGCTTTCATTTACACCCATTTCAGATTGAATACTATTTACTAGAGCAGGAAGTTCTTTAACCATCATATCACTAACTTCTTCTAACATTTTTTGAACTGTATCAATCATGTCTTGTGCTGCTAGAATAACCTGTGACTTTTCAACTTCCTCATTCTCTACTACGATCCTTGGCTTAGGAGAATTCTTTAAGCTATATAAATGAGAATTCAGAGCCTGTTCCATGAAAACTAATTTCATGTAAGAAGGATTCGTCTGATTTTTGTAAAAATCTTTTGACTGTTTGGCTTCATTGGTAAGCTTTCTTACCTTCTTAAGCATTGATGCAGCGGTTTGCAACGGCATTTTTTCAACATTGAATGGTATAGCATAAGTTTCATTCAGTGCTTTTTGTGCGGTGCTGTTGTTATCAAAGTCAGTTAATTTCATAATATTTTCCCAGTCTATAATATATTTATCTTAAACACATGTTTATTAGTCTTTGCGAATAAATTTCTTGTCTTGCCAATACTTTGACAACTTGATAAATTCATCTAATTCCCCAGTTAGTCTCTTTTTTTTCTCTTGATTCTCTCTTAGTTTGTTGAGATAAAGTAACTTTGAATCTAGATTTTTTGGTTTCTTTAAATATTTTTTACACAGTATGGTCTCTAGCTCAATGCTATCCAAAAATACGTCAATCTCTTGAATTCTATTGCATTCATTAATTTTTTGGTTCTTATCAAACACACACCATGTAACCGCATTCTTTACAGAAGAAAATGTTTTTTCAACCGAATTAAATTTACAAACTATTTTATAACTATTATTTGTATAGGGGTGAATTATGTACTGATTAAACAACTCATAAATGTTATTTTCGTTTTTAAAAATAACAAAATCACCCATATTCTGAACAAGCTCTTTTGTCAAGAACTTATTAATTTTATCAACTATTTTTTCTTCAATCATTTTGTAATGTAAAATATATGTTTCGTAATTCAGAACTAGTATCTAAAAATGGAGACAACTTATCCCATTCTGTACCACACAATATCATTGGCACTCTATCACAATCACTATATAAAAAGCCAAACTCTATTATACCATTGTCAAATACACTGTTATGATAAACTTCAAATTCAAAATACCAACATGGATAAGTCTCATCTTCTAATTGCTCAAACAAAAAACCAAAATTCTGAAATTTATCAAAACGAATATTAATTTTTTCAGGCTTTTTTAGTACATCCGGTTGTGAACGTAATGATATAGATTGAAGTACTGTATCAAAATTTGCTTGCGTGTTTCTTTTGAATCGCCAAGTATCTTCATCAGTAACATCGGCTGGCTTTGACCGATTAAGCACTCCTGTATTAGTTACATCAAAAAGTGTATAACATTGTATTCTATACGTCATTAACTATTTAGCCATAAAAAAAGCCCAAGAATAATTCTCGGGCTTTTAAATACAAAACTAATAATTAGTTTGTAAATGTAGCTGAAGCTGTTGAAGATGTTGTGTTAGCAATACCTGCAGCAGTTAGAGCAGCATTAACTGCTGTGTCTAATGTGCCAGTTGTCCAAGCACCAGCTGGATATGAAGCAAACGCAAATGTATCATTTGTTGTATTGGTATACTCATAGATATAGATTGTTGCTAATTGCTGAACTGTCTGAGTAATGATGTTGATTTGAGCACCACTTAACTCGCCTGTACCTGTAACAGTAAAGTACTGAAGCTTAGGACCTTGTGGTTGAACTGTGTTAGCACTGCTAAGAGCATTAGCACCACTGTTTGTGTATGCAAATGTGTCTAAGTTTAGAACTGGTAGAAAGTCACCATTAACTTTTGTAAATTGAGCCATTTTAAAATTCCTTATATTTGTTGAGACCTACTGTCTCATATAATTATTTATACAAAATGGCAAAAAATATCGGTTTAGCATAAATAAAAGTGTAGTTCGCGGGCCTCGGAAACCCCAACTACTCTAATGTTGTAAAGGAACATCAGCATGACTATTTATCTATACAAGAAAACCCACAATGTAACTGACCTCAAATATCTAGGTCAAGGGCATACTTCTGCGCTGTCTAGGGGCGACAGAAAAAGTTATAAAGGGTGGAAATTATTCAGCGACCCTGGAGGTTCTGTCTGCTGAAGCCCATTCTATCTACAAACTTAAGACCATTAGAAACAAATCCTTCTTGAGTTTGTGTACCATCTTGTAAATATCCTTTTACAGGACTAGCTTCAGCGGCTTTGTTTAGTTGTTCAACTACATTCATCTTAAGATTATAAATATCCATCCATATAGTAAATGCACCAATCAACCCTTCTTTATTAACTTGTAGATGCTCATCTATCTTGGCTCTCATCTTGTCAGTCATGGGTCTACTTGCGATAAACTCCATAAATCCTGATAATAAATCATTTAAGTTACCACCTACAATACGCTTATTAATATACACGGTAAACAGTTGATTAAATGTATTTCTAGCTTGCGGTGCTGAATTCATTAACTGGTCAACAGCCTGACCATATTTTAAAATATCTTGTTTAGTTTTAGCTAATAACTTTTGATCTAGTTTCAAGTTAGGAGTAATAGGCATTTTGCTAGGAATAATAGCAACGTTACTATTGTTCTTAAGCTGTCCTATCGTTCCATCCAATGGCACAGCAGAATCAGTATTGGGGGCCTCAGGAGTTATATATTGATGTACTGCTATACCAGCAGTTTTGCCTTTCATCAACTTACCTGTGTCGCTATTAATGTCTACGGTGTATGTTATGCCATTAGGGTTAGCTTTGAATGTGTACAATCCATTATTATCGGCTAGTGGCTTATTGAAGAGTAAGTCTCCCCAGTAATAACCTTTAGTTCCATTACTTGCTTTTTCTAGACCAGACCAAATTTCAGCTATTAGTCTATGTAAATCAGAACGATCTACCCCACGGTCTATATCATATTTTCTAAATTCTTCAGGACTATAAACTTGTCTTCCAGTACCATCTTTCTTGTTGAACATATGTTTGTCCATGATACTAAATTTACCATTAGTATCACGCCCAAATATAAGAGCAGGATATCCATCCCACTTAATAGTAACAGTTTTTGGATTTGTAACTGTTTTTGCAATTGCATCTACTGCCCGATTAGCACCAGTAACATCTCCTAAAAATACCAAATCCTCAGGATGATCCAAGTGTCCCTTGTCTTCAGTTAATAAAGGGACATCAATAGTTTCTAACTTATTTCTAAGAGAGGCTAATGATTCAGTCAAATTCATTTTCTAACTCTGTTTTTAGATTCTCTAGCTATTGATAGATTGGGTGGGCCTTGTGTAGATGCAGGTGTAACTGGCGCACTAGTTTGGAGCATTGTTTTAAGATGTTGTGCAGTGTCCATATAGGCAGAAGAGTTAACTTTATATAATCTACGCAAAGAATTCATAATAATAGCATCTAAATCATCCGCATCATTTCTTTGCATTCTATTAATTTGTGACAATATATTATTAGTATATTGTGCTATATCAGGAGCTGCTTGAGTAGCACCTGCTCCCTGAGTTCTAGTACCTTGTGCACCTGCTTGTCCTTGTGCACCTGCTGGTCCTTGTGTTTTGGAACCTAGTTGTCCACCAGTGCCACTAGAGGTTGGAACTTTAGCCAAGAGGTAAGCTGCTTGTGCTAATTTGGTGAATGCACTTTTACCTTTATCTTTAGTCCAATCAGTTTGAACTTGAGCAATAAGTTTATCTAAGGCTTTGGCAATATCAGGATCTTTAGTATTAAGTTGTGGTACATTGGTATTAAGGAAATCTTTGACAAAAGTAGCTATGCTTTTTGCTTCGGTAAGAAGAATGCTTTCAAAAATTGAATTTAATTTTTGATATTGTGTTTCACTTAGTGAGCCTACCTTAGGTTCTCTTCTTCCTACATTAAGATCTGGATCAGGAATCGCTGCTCTTGCCTGAGCCCTTTCCGCTCTTTTGGCCCCAACAGTGCCAAAATCAGTTAATGGTGTCGCGGGAGCCGCCGGCGCTGCTGGTAATGTGGGTGCTGTTGGGGCAGCAGCCGTCGGTGCTGCTGGTTGACCAGGAGCTGAAGGTTTTCTACCTGTACCTGGAGCTGCATTAGCCGCTCGTTGAGCTAACATCTGTTGTTGTGTTTGTTTTCCTAACTGACTTAATGGTGCACCAGTAGGTTTAATTGCTCCTCCCCCACTGCTTACACTTGAAGTATCTACTATAGTAGGGTCAACTACGCTACTTTTAACAGCAACACCTAATGCAACTGAAACTTTATCAAGAAAATCTTTAATAAAGATATTCATGGCATGTCTATCAGTGACAGACATTCGGCTTAACTCACTACCAATTAGTTTAGAACCAAGCTGCTGAGCAGCGGCAACACCACGCCCTATGATCCCTTCTTCATTTACCGATGCCTCATTGATTTCCTGGAGCTTCATTTTTCTTCCTTAATGATTTTGCAAACCTAGTTTGGTCTCTGCCTTTTATAGCACTTAATAGCTTTCTTTCTAAGATTTCCGATCTCTCACTATCATAATGCTTATTAATTAGTTCTAATAAATTAATAGCACTGGTAATAATGTTGTGGGCTCGGTTCTCAATAATATGATTTACATCACGATTATCGCCTAAAGCTTCTAATTCTTCCAAAAGGCTACGAGTTTTTTTCTGCATATTATATTTATTCTATATGTAATAATTATTTCTTTAGTGAATTAAGTAATGATTTTAATTTACTTCCTTGCACATCTGCAACTACTCGCTTGTTTTCAGGCTCTAATATTTCTCCCGTAGACTGATCTATTACCATAGATGTTGCTTTTAATGTACTCATTATATTGTTAGGATTGAGTTTAGGAGTATATGAATTTTGCTGTTCTCCATGACCTTCAGGATCACTATCAGTAATACGCATAGTTTCTATATTATAATCTAAATCAATCTTTTGACCAACACCAGTACTACTACGACTTTTCATACATTGAATTTGATATTGTCCACGTTCACGCATACTACGGCTTGTGAAAATACCAAACACGTTATCCGCTGTGTTAATTTTACTGATACCACCTGCAATATGACTATGATCAAATTCAATTTCTTCTACTGCTGACCTATTCAATTGACTTGCTGTTACCATAAGGATACCTAACTCTTTTGCCAAGTTACGTAATTCTTCTGAAACATATTTGTCTTTAATAAACTGATCATTAGGATTAACTTTAACAGATACAGGCATAACTAAATCTAAATAATCAATCATCACAAAATCTACACGCATACCTGTTTGAATTTGCACTTCTTTTAAGTATGAACGAATATCGTTGACATTACTTTGCGCTGGAAGACCTTTAACTCTATATTGACCAGCTTTTTTGCCAGCCATTTTAACTCTGAGTTCAGTAGAATCAATGTCTTTACGAATATCCCTAGTACTCATACTAGTTAACATTGCATCGGTTCTTAGTGAAGTTAACTCTTCTGAAAGTTCTAATGATACATATACTCCGCTCAAACCCATTTGCAACCAATTTAGTGCAATGTTCATCATTACTAATGACTTACCTGATCCTGATCCACCTGCAAAAATATTCAGTTCACCACGACTAAAACCACCATATAACAGTTTATCAAGTTGAGGCCACCCTGTACTTTGTTGTCCACCTGCATTGAAATATTTGTTAATACGTGCTTTAGGATCTGCAAAGTAGTCAGTACCCATGTCACGTTGTAAACTGATTTGAACCGCATCTTTAATTAATTTTTCAACTGGCCCAAAGTCACCCTTCTCTAACAAGTCGGCTGATTTAAGAATCGCACGTTCTAATTCTTGACGCTTAGTAAATGATTCAAATTCTGCAAGAAACCATTCAGTATGTTTATCACTAAAATCTTCAATTAGCTCAACGTCAATACCAGTAGTCGCTTTGATTTGAGTAATGTCGGGCAACAGGCTATACTTAGTACTATATTCTTTAATAAACTCGGCAACTGGTCTAATTGACCTATCAAAATTATCCGAGTTCATAATATTCATTACTCTAGTATACAATTCTGCATTGGTTAACATCATTTGTAAGAAAAGTAATTGAACGTCCCTATTATATTCCTTTAGCAATTTGCTTCCTCTTTAATTCTATCTTAATTTTACTACTAGTTGCTGCCTGCAATATACTTAACAATGTTGGTAATTTTCCATATTTTACTACTGCATCATTTACATCTTTAACATCTATATCCCAATTTGGTAAACTAATTTTATATCCTAACTCTAATGCTTTATCACATAACGCTAATCCTGTATTATCTCTATCAGGAACTAGTATGATTGGCTTATTCAATGATCCCAATAATGTTGCTTGGTCGTTATTAATATCATTGTGCATTACTGCCACCCCATCAATACTTAGTGCATCAAATATTCCCTCAGTAACAATACATACTTGCCAATCAGGTTTTTGACTATCAATATTAAAAACATAACCGGGTTGTTGCTCATTAATATATTTGGGGATTCTATTATCTAAGAATCTACTAGTATGTCCAACTATTTTATTTTTATAAGTATATGGAATTATGATACGATTACCATTTCTACCTTTTTCGTGAGGGGTAATTAAAAATGGATAACTATTAGGATTGATACTTCTACTCAACAAATACTCTGAGAATACAGTGTGCTGAGGATTATTAATATCAATTAATTCTCCTTCAGGTAATGTATGATCCTGAAATTTAATTCTACTTTTTTGTTTTTTTACTCGTATATAATCTAACAAATCTTTATGTTGTAGACTTTCTAGACTCCATTTAGTTATCTGAGAATCTTCGATTCCAGACCATTGTAGCAACTGTCTAGTCTTTGGAGAAATACTTTTACCTAAGATAAACCCGCACTTAAATTGACAGTTAAAGCAATGCATAGTCCACGCAGTATCGCCATCAAACTTAATACCACCCCGCATTCTTTGGTCTGGCTTATGCCCCCGATACCCACAACATATGGCATTAAAAGAAGTCCATCCAGATTGAGTATTCTTTTTTTTACCTGGAATAATAGATAGGATATCAAACATCCCTATATTATAGCATAAATTTAATAATTGAACAACTACAACGGAGAACTAGCGAGACAATATATTGGTTATCGCGCCTGCATTACTAGTAAATCCAATTCTTACGTAAGGATGAAATCCAGTAATGGTGTACCCAATTGTGTCAGTAACATCATCATATGTATTATTAGTAATTGGATACCAATCTCCATCTACTATAGTAGAACCTTGAATGTCAACGTTCCCATAATATTCTTCTAGTTTGACTTGGAAGGTAAGTATGGAACTATCACTACTTTCAATCACACTAGAATAATAAGTAACATCAGGTTGAGAATTTTGATTTGGATTGTTGTTAGGAAATGCTTGCCCAGTTGGAATACTAACTTCAATTGAGGGAACAAAGCTAGGTAATACCGAATTAACGATATACATGTCGCCCCTAGCACCTGCATTTTGATCTACGAAAACAGGATAATCAAAAGCACCAACTGGTATTTCTAATGAGTAATAGCATTTTTGTGGATCAATGGCTACTAAATCAGCAGCACTTACTTCAAGAGCCGCTATACCTGTAGCGGGCAATTGTAAGGTAAGACTCTTTTGTAAAAGTGTTGCATTACCTTCATAATTAATAATTCTACATGTAATTTGCTTACCTGTTATATCAACCGGGCGCTGCTCTTGGTTCAAAAATTGAAATTGGATTTGATTATCTACACCTCTGTTAAGAGTTAGGGGTTTTGAATATACGGGCATGTACCTTCTCGCTGAGTTACCGGACAAAAGAACAACAATTTGGCGTTGAGTGTAGACGAAAACTGCGGTTGTATAAGCCATAAGTACGTTTATCCGTTGTGTATATTTATCAGAATATTTGATAAATAAAAGTGTAGTTCGCGGGACGGCAATCCCCAACTACTCTAATGCTATGAAGGAGCAATCAGCATGACTATTTATTCTAAAAATAACCACAGGTCTATTTATGAATCTTATTTTGGACCAATACCTAGAGATACTTTAGGTCGAAGTTACGAGATTCATCATATCGACGGAAATCATCAAAATAACGATATTAGTAATTTGAAATGTGTTTCTATTCAGGAACATTTTGATATTCATTATAGCCAAGGAGACTATAATGCATGTTTATTAATTTCAAATAGGATGCAATTAACAGGTGATGATTACAAAAAATTAGGGGCACTTCAAAAAGGTAGCAATAATCCTAGCTATGATCATACTGTTTATACTTTTTACCACAAAGACGGTGCTATTGAAGTTTGTACTCAATATGACCTAAGAATAAAATATAATTTACAAGGTCCTAATCTCAGTGAGGTGATACGAGGTAATCAAAAATCTACAAAAGGGTGGAGAATGTCTGAAAAAGAATCACCCAATATGACAGGAAAAGTACAACCAAACTGTGAGACAATTTTTGTATTTGAGCACAAAACCGGTATTATAGAACACCTTACTCAACGTCAACTATACTTGAAATATAATTTACCTTGTAGAAATGGAATTAGCCAAATAGTAAGCAAAAAGATAAAATCATATAAAGGCTGGAGAGTAATCTTTTAAGTATTTAATTATTAATTCGGGTAAACTAGAGTAAATATTCTGTATGGTTCAAAAAGATTTTTTTACTAAATTAACCGAGCATCACCCTTTTATTACAGTGTGCT